GTGATGTAATCAATTTAAATCACAAAATTGAATCTATTGAACCTTATGGTGTTATTCCTGTGTATGACTTGACAGTTCCTGGTTATAAAAATTTTGCCACCGACACTATTTTTTCACATAATACTCCGGAAATTTCTGCGGCCTTAGATATCTACGCTGAAGAATCTACCACACCTAACGAAGATGGTCAAATTCTTCAAATTTATTCTGAATCAAAAAGAATTAAATCCGTTTTATCAGATTTATTTAATAATTCTTTAGACATCAATACTAATCTACCCATGTGGACAAGAAACACCTGTAAGTACGGTGATAATTTCGTTTATATGAGATTAGACCCTGAAAAAGGTGTTGTTGGATGTCAACAACTACCTAACATCGAAATTGAGAGATTTGAACAAGGTTTGTCAACAAGAAATGCATCGGTTGGTGTCACAAAAAATGATACTGAAGACAAAGGGTTAAGGTTTACTTGGAAAACCCAAAATATGGAATTTCAAACTTGGGAAATTGCTCACTTCAGATTATTAGGGGACGACAGAAAACTCCCATATGGTACCTCAATGTTGGAAAAATCTCGCCGTATTTGGAAACAACTTTTGTTATCTGAAGATGCGATGTTAATTTATCGTACCTCACGAGCCCCTGAAAGAAGAATTTTCAAAGTTTATGTTGGAAACATGAACGATGATGATGTCGAGGCTTATGTACAACGTGTTGCTAACAAGTTCAAAAGGGAACAAATTGTTGATTCCAAAACAGGCAATGTTGATATGAGGTTTAACCAAATGGCTGTAGACCAAGATTTCTTTATTCCTGTTAGAGACCCAGCACAACCATCTCCAATTGAAACTTTGCCTGGAGCACAGAATCTTTCAGAGATTGCTGACATTGAATACATTCAGAAAAAACTTGTTACTGCACTTAGAATTCCTAAGGCCTTTTTAGGTTTTGAAGAAGTTGTCGGTGACGGTAAAACTTTAGCATTGATGGATATCCGATTTGCGAGAACCATTAATAGAATTCAAAAGTCGATGTTGCAAGAACTTAATAAGGTTGCAATTATCCATTTATTTCTACTTGGTTTTGAAGAAGAGATTTCTAATTTTACTTTAGGTCTTACAAATCCATCAACACAAGCTGACTTACTGAAGGTTGATATATGGAAAGAAAAAGTTCTTTTGTATCGTGATTTAGTTTCAGACCCCGGAAATGGTATTCAACCAGCTTCATCTACTTGGGCTAAGAAACACATTTTCAATTGGTCAGATGATGAAATCAGAACTGACCTTCTACAACAGAGAATGGAAAGAGCCATTGGTGAGGAATTAAAAAACACTCCGACAGTAATCTCTAAAACAGGATTGTTTGACCAACTTGATAAGTTGTATGGAAATAAACCTGGTGAAGGGGCGCCACAAGCACCTCCTGGTGAAACCTCTGAACCAGCCGCTGCTGCGTTTGGTGGTGGTGGTTTTGATGTTGGTGCGGACCTTGGTGGAGACCTTGGTGGTGACTTAGCTGGTGAAACACCAGACTTGGGTGCAACAACCCCTGAAGAGGGTGAAATTACGCCAGAATCAACACAAAATAAAGATATGAATATTTTGATAGAAACTGGTTTGTATGGTAATCAGTTTTTAAATTTAGGTATTGCACAACAAAGTTTAGGTAAAATAGAAGACGAGTTAGATAAGTTGTTAAATTCCTAATATTTATTAGAGAATAAATACGACCTCATGACTTTCGGACAAATCAAATCTATTATCGAAAAAAACTTGGTAGAGTCTTACAAAGATTCCTCTACTTTCAAGCAAACATTAAAAGAATTCAAACATAATGTTTTGAAAAATAAATCATTTTCAAAGGTTTATTCCATTTATGATGACCTTAATTTACCACAAGGTTTATCTGAAAACGATGCTAAAGAATTCTTAGAAGAGTCTGTAAATGTAATTAGACATTTATTAGAAAATACTTCATTACCAAAAAATGGGGAAAAATCCCCAAATATTTACCAAAATATTGATAATTTGGTATATTTTGAAAATGTGAATATTCACGAAAGGTTGTCGTCAAAGAAAATGTTAATCGATAATCTTATGTTAACCACAAAAGGTTTAAATGAAACCCCTAAAATTCCTTTAAAATCAATGGTTTTGATTGCCAATCAAACTATTGGAAAATATATTGAGAGTTTAGACGAGGCAACAAAAAAAGAGGTATTCTATATTTTGGCATCAAAGAATGAAGATTTAGAAATCGAGTACACAACACTTAAAGAATCAACAATTAACAAATTGAAAGTATTACTTAACAAACAAGAGGAATCGGATATTCAATCCAAAATTAACGAAACGATTGAAAGGATTGAGATTGAAAAATTTGACCAAGTTAATTATGTAAAGTTAAAAAGATTAGAAGAGTCTATTCTTCTTGATTCTTAAACTTTTGAACATAAGAAGCTTTGATTTTTTCGGCTCTTATTTTAACAGATTTTTTTTGGTATTCTTTTAAAGAATTTAGTTTCTGATTCTGTTTGGTTTTAATTACTTTAGACTTAAGCATCTTGAGTGCTTTTTCAATATTTTTGTCTACCTGTACTATTAACATATAATAGAAATATTTGGATTTGGGGTAAAAGTTTGTTATGATTTATAAAAAAATAAACAGATTCCAATCTGAATATGAATGAAAAAAGGAAAAACGGTTAAGATTAACCAATATGAATCAATTAAAACTCAATACGGAACAGTAGATTCAAAACAGCTAAAATCACTTTACATAAACATGCAAACATGGGTAGCCCCAAAAGTCGAAATGGAAAATTGGGACCGTATAGTGGGTGGTCTTTCAAGAAATGTTAAACACAGTGTTTATGAGAGTATTAATAGAGAACTTTTCGCAGAAAAATTTATTGTTGATTTAGACCTTAGAACTAGTGGGATTCAATTAGGTAAAAAATCTTTTATGAATCTTGAGATAAATCTTTTTACAAAAACAGAAATAGATTTCAAAGGTTCAATTCTTAAAGATGCAATAAAAAAAATTATAAGAGAAATTTATAAAGATTGTGTTATTAAAAATGATTACTTCACATTTACTTCGAGTAAAGAAAAGATAAAAATAAAAACTATGAACTAACATTATATTTATTTTAAAACAATATAATGAAAGATTTACGCATTCTTGGGCCAAGAGAAACAGGTAAGGGGATTTTAATCGAAATGGACGCAGGTTACATTTCACCATCTGACCCACTTAACGAATCTTTTTTGAAGGAACAAAAACAAATGGATTATAGAAACCCATTTGAGTTTTATGCTGTTCTTCAAAAATATGGTGTCCCAAATAGAAATGGAAGAGTATACCCTGAAAGAATATTAAAAAGAGAATCCGATAGATACAAAACCGCAATCAAAAAAGGTTTATCAACCTCTGAGTTAAATCACCCAGAATCATCTTTGATTGATTTGGATAGAGTATCACACCTTATTACAGACATATGGTGGGATGGTCACATTCTTATGGGTAAATTAAAACTTCTAACATCACCTGGATTCCACGAGAGTGGTATTGTATCAACTAAAGGAGATATCGCCGCAAACCTCATTAGACAAGGTGTGACAATGGGTGTTTCATCTCGTGGTGTAGGGTCATTGGCAAAAAAAGGAGAACAAAATGAAGTTCAAGACGATTTTGAGTTAATTTGCTTTGACTTGGTCTCTTCCCCGTCAACCCCTGGTGCTTACCTATTTAACTCCCCCGAAGAGAGGTCAATGTACGAGGAAAACCTCGATGAAGAAAAAAATCAAAAAATTTCTGACTCAGGAATGAACAAGTCAGTTGATTTAATGAAAAAATTAACCGATTATTTAAATCGTTAACTAAAATGAATTAATAATTATGGATGAGAAATTTTTTGTAGCTAAAGTGGTTTATGATTTACCTGATGAAAATTCAGGACGATTTAAAAAAATCAGAGAAGAGAAACTTGTTAATGGTTTCTCAGTTACCGATGTCGAAGCTAAAGTAACAAAGAAATATACGGGGTTCCAACACGAATGGCGTATCGTTTCAGTTGTGGAAAGCAAAATTGACGAAGTAATCGAATAACTTAAAAGGTGGTTTTCCACCTTTTTTTTGTCCGTTTTAAATCTTTTTCGTAAAGAAGGGGGTTTATAAACGGATTTTTTTATTTACAGAACTATTTATAAGGTAAATTAAAAACAATTTTTATGCAAAAAACTAAAAATTTAGTTGAAGAGGCACTTATTCAAATGAGAAATGTTGAAGAAGTCATTGCCGAAAACGCAAAAGGAATACTTGCTTCTACAATGAAGGAAGAAATCAGTCAGTTAGTAAAGGAATCTCTTTCCGAACAAGAAGATGAGGTTGAAGTTGATACTGAGCTAGACATGGATTTTGACATGGATAGCGATGTTGATAATATGGAAGATTCTGATAATGAATTCAATATGGATTTTGATTCGGATGAAGAAACTATCGATATGACAGATATGTCTGATGATGAAGTTATTAAGGCTTTTAAAGCTATGGGACCTGAAGATGGAATTGTAGTTGTAAAAGACGAAGGTATGGTTCACATTACCGACGATAATGAAGATGTTGAATACATTGTAAAACTTGACGAGTCTGAAATGGATGAGGAAGAGGATATGATGGAAGAGATGGAAATGGAAGAACAAGAAATGGAATTCAATGAACTTGATGTTGAAGAAGACCCCGACTTAGATGCTGTTTTAGATGCTCTTTATTCGTCGTCTGAAACTATGGAAGAAGACGAAATCATGTATGAGATAGAAATGGATGAGGAAGAATTAGACCTTTCTGAGTACATGGATGAAGAATCTATGGAAGAGATGGGAGAATCCTCACATGAGGAATATAACCTTGAAGAAGCTAAAATGACTGTAAAACCAAAAGGCGTAGGTATGGGTCATCCTAAATTTAAGTACGACAGTACTTTACCAAAAAAAGGATTTGATGACCACAAAAAGGCTGGACCTAAAACTATGGGTACTGGTAAAGCAAAATTTGAATTTAAAGAGGGTGAAATGGAAGAAGATTCTAAGAAACGCGAATACAGACGTAAGAAAGTAGACGGTGTTGAAAAGAAAGCTGGTGAAGGTAAAGATGGACACTACAAAGACTACGAAGGAAAGTTCGGTGGTAACAAAGGTGACAAATCTGAAACTAATCCTGGCAAGAAAGACTATGAAACCAAGGAGGAAACAAAAGAGGCAGCTAGAACTTATGGTATGGGGTCAAAAGAAGGTAGAGGGTTAAGAAAAGGTATCACAAATAACAGAAATTATGTTTATGGTGATAAAGGTGTAAAAGTAGAAGCTGTTGAAGTAGAATTAAATTTGTTAAGAGAAAAGAATGAAGAGTACAGAAAGGCTCTTAATGTCTTTAGAGAAAAACTCAACGAAGTTGCTGTTTTTAACTCGAACTTGGCATATGCTACAAGATTGTTTACTGAGCATTCCACTACCAAAAAAGAAAAAATAAATATTCTGAGAAGATTTGATTCTGTAGAATCACTTAAAGAATCAAAACAACTCTACAAAACTGTCAAGGATGAACTTTCCAACACTGAAACGAAAAATATTTCTGAAAGTGTTGAAAGACAGTTGAACACAGCAAAAACTTCTGGTTCATCTACAACCTTGATTGAGTCTAAAACATATGAGAATCCACAATTCTTAAGAATTAAGGATTTGATGAATAAACTCTAAAAATATAAATTCCTAAAAACAAAAATTAAAATGGGAGCATTATTAGAAAGTGGTCTTGTTGGTAACATCGGTCTTAAGCACCTTAAAGTTATCAAAGAAGATACAATTAACAAATGGGACAAGTTAGGTTTCCTTGACGGGCTTAACGGACACCTAAAAGAAAATATCGCACAGTTGTATGAAAACCAAGCGTCATATTTGATTAACGAAGCGGCTTCGACTGCTGATACCGGTTCATTCGAAACTGTTGTATTCCCAATTGTAAGGAGAGTATTCTCTAAGCTTTTGGCTAACGACATCGTTTCTGTACAAGCAATGAACCTTCCTATCGGTAAGTTGTTCTACTTCGTACCAAACATTCAGTCATATCAACCAGGAACAACTGAGCACTTTGCACCTTTTGGAGCACCTAATGCAGCTGCTGGTCAAACCCCAAACAGTGGTTATGACTATAACACACAAAAAGACCTTTACGATAGATTCTACGAAGGTAACGAACCTGCTTTAGACCCTCCAGGTCTTTACGACTACTCTAAAGGTTCATTTTCGGCATTAACTCCAGGTGTTACATCAGGAGTTAATGGTGGAACAAGAACAGTTGCTTGGCTAGCTGACCAATTAGTTGTTTCTGCATATGCGTCTGACAACTACAGAAAAGTTCTTATTATGTTATCGGGATTTGCTTCTGCTGGTGCTGGTCAACTTATCGGACCAAACGGTCAACCGATGGATACCGAAGAATTCTTAACTGACCTTCAAATCCGTGGTGCTGCTGGAAACGCTTACACTTCTGGAAACACTTCGAACAACTACTTGTTCAGAGTTGTAACACAAAGATACGGTAAGGGTATTGTTGAGTATGGTGAGAATGTACCTTTAGCATTCCCAAATAGTTTGACTGACGGTGGTACTTACTACAATGTTTGTGACGCTGAAGGTAAAATCTACCTCGAAGTTGACCTTCAAGTTCCTGTTTGTATTTCTTGTGGTGATTCATCACTCGACGGGTACACGGGTTCAACATTCTCCTCTTCAACCGCTAACAACAACGCGTTCTTAGCAACTTACAGAATCTACAAGAATCTTGAATTTGAAGATAAAATTGGTGAAGTTTCTTTTGACCTTCAGTCTGTGACTGTTTCGGTTACTGAAAGAAAACTTAGAGCTCAATGGTCACCTGAAATGGCTCAGGACGTAGCTGCGTTCCACAACATCGACGCTGAAGCTGAATTGACAGCTTTATTGTCAGAACAAGTA